AGTTCCATCTATTGGAATTGGTATTAATAATAAACCGGATGAAAAGTATTATTTAAGAATAAAAGAGGGTATGTTGAGTAAATCAACCAAAGCTGGTATAATTTTTAGAACAACTGATGTAGTAGATTTTTCTGATGAAAGTGATAGGGAAATAAGTATATATCAAAGAGATGTGAATACAGGAGAACCATTATTTTATTTAGTTAAAAAATATGTTCAAGCTTTATCTGGTGAATTAGTAGAAAAACAAGTGCTATTTGATTCATATTCACCTTTTCAAAAAATAGATTTACCTGAAACTAATGTAATTCAAATTTACGATTGTAGAGATTCTAATGGAAATAAATGGTATGAAGTTCCATATTTAGCACAAGAAATGGTTTTTGTTGATTCACCTAATACGGAGGTAAATGATCCTGATTTATATCAGTTTAAATCAACTGTACCATTTGTATTAAAAACAATAAAAACGGCTAGACGATTTGTATCAAAAGTAAATCAAAACAATACAACATCTATCCAATTTGGTGCAGGTGATTCATCGGCATCTGATGAGCAATTGATTCCAAATCTTAAAAATGTTGGATTGGGTTTACCAAATTCTATAAGTAGATTGGAAGAATCATTTGACCCAACTAATTTTTTGAAAACTAAAACGTATGGCACATCCCCATCCAGCACAACTATAACTGTAAAGTATATGATTGGTGGTGGTGTTGAATCAAATATACCCGTTGGGGAATTGACAAGAGTTGATACGATAGAATTTGAAGAAGATACTGAATCATATAATGCATCTGAATTAGCAATATATAATACCGTAAAAAACTCAATAGCAATTGATAACGAAGTGCCTGGGAGTGGTGGTAGGGGTGCTGAGAGTTTAGAAGAAATAAGACAAAATGCATTAGCTAATTTTGGTTCACAAAATAGAGCAGTAACATCAAACGATTACCAAATTAGAGCATTATCAATGCCGCCAAAATTTGGGGCAGTTGCTAAAGCATTTGCAGTAGCCGATGGTACATTAGATAATAACTCACCATCATCTATCTTGGCCTCTCCAAATAATTTACAAGAGTTTACCGATTTGGTTATGAGTTTTGTTTCTAAACCGGATGATGAAGAACCTACTCAACAATCAATAAAGGAAGAAATAACTAGATTTTTAATTGGAAAAACTTCAAATGAAAATGAAAAGAATAATCCATTTGCAATTAATTTATATTTGTTAGGATATGATGGAATTGGGCATTTAACAAATATTAATAGAGGTGTTAAGGAAAATTTAAAAACTTATATGAATGAATACCGATTATTAACCGATGGTATTAATTTATTAGATGGATTTGTTATTAATATTGGAATTGATTTTGAAATAATTGTATTTAGTAGTTATAATAAAAGTGAGGTTCTTACAAAATGTATAGATGAACTTAAGCAGTATTTTAGTATAGATAATTGGACATTTAATCAAACAATAAACTTAAGTGAAGTTGAATTATTAATAGCAAACGTTGAGGGAGTATCATCAGTTCCTATGGTTAAACTAATAAATAAATGTGGTGGTAGATATTCACCAAATTCATATAATATAGATGCGGCAACTAAAGATAAGATTGTATATCCATCATTAGACCCATCGGTTTTCGAAATTAAATATCCGGATTCGGACATAAAAGGTAGAGTAAGATAATGGCATACTATTTCCTAACAGCATCAAAAGATGCAACAATTTATTTACAACAACCAAACCAAAATACTGGCTTGGATGAGATATTAGAAATCAGTAAACTTTACTATGGAAATATTAAAGATGTGTCACGTACTCTTTTAAAATTTGAAGTTGGGTTTTTATCATCATCTTTAGTAAATAATGCTATTAAAATGGAGGAAGCTACTTTAATTTTAAAAGAAACTAAAAGTGAGGAAGTTCCATTGGATTTCACATTATATGCATATCCAATCTCACAAAGTTGGCAAATGGGTAATGGTACTAGATTCGATAACGTATCAACTCAAGGTGTAACTTGGAATTATAGAGAAGGTGATACTAAATTAGATTGGTTGCAAAATACTTTGGCATCTGGTAGTGATTCTAATCCAAATAATGGTACTGGTGGAACTTGGTATTTAGCAAGTGGTTCAACTCAATCATTTGAATACCAATCGGCAGATATTACAATGGATTTAAAACCAATGTTAAGAGGTTGGATGAGTGGTTCTATTCCAAATGATGGATTAATAATTAAATTTAGTGATAGTTTAGAAAACGATACCGAAGATTATGGTGTACTAAAACTATTTAGTAAAGAAACAAATACAATATATCAACCAAAAATTAGAATTGGTTGGAATGACCAATCTTTCATAACGGGTTCATTAACTCAATTAGTAGCATCTGATATTAAAATAGGAATTACTAATTTGAAAAAAGAATATAAAGCAGAAACAACTCCAACTATGAGAATATTTGCTAGAGAATTATATCCTTTAAAAACTTTTACAAATACATTTGCATATACTGATATAAAATATTTACCACAAACATCATACTACCAAATTAAAGATTTTGCTTCCGATGATATTATAATACCATTTAGTAATTACTCAAAATTAAATTGTGATTCCAATGGAAATTATATAAAACTAAATCTTTCAAATTGGGAAGCTGGGAGAGTTTATAAGATTGAATTTAAAATTGATAACGATGGTGATGTTCAATATTTTGATAATGAATTAACTTTCAATGTTGTAAAAGATTAAAAATGTTAAAAACGGGATTAAAAAACGAAAAGAAAGTTGGACAGATTTTAGTTAGTGGTTCATTAGCACTTACCACTAAAAACTCGTTTGGTGTCCATGTGTTTAGTGGTTCTGTAGCTGAAGATGGTATTGTTTCTGGAAAATTATCAAGACCAAAATACAAAGAATCAGAACTATTAAAGTCGATAGATACTACAATTATAGAATTAATTCCAGTGCAAGCTCCGGTTTTACCTGAGATGGTTTTAAAAACAATCTATGATGCAGCATTAGTTGAGATTGCAAATAGAGATATTATAATAACACAATTGAATGCGGATATATTAGATTTAAGAGCTAAAGTAACTGAATTGGAAATAGTTACACAAAGTTTAATAGTTCAAATTGATGGAAAGGATTTAGTTGTTGCAACGGCTGAAAACCAAACACAGCAAGCTAATTCTAAAGTTACTGGTACGATTATAGAACTTCAAAATTCAATACAAAAAGCAACCGCAGAATCAATTCAAAGAGTTTCTTTATTTGCAAGAAATCAAACATTGGAAAAGCAGGTAGACCAATTGAGAGAAGAATTATTTGGTAAAGCTGCTAAACTACAAGAAGGATTTAAGGTATCTGATGATTTTGCTGCTAAAGTGGCAAACATCTCAGATAAACAATATCCTGATTTAACATTTAGAGGTAGAGCAAAAGATGATGGTAGGGGAACTTGGGTTAATGGTCCTGAATTAAGGATTGCAAATTTTACAAAAAAGCCAGTCACTATTACGTTTTCACAGGATGGTGCAATCGCCGGTATATTCAACCCAATACCACCACTTACTTTAAAGCCTGGTGAAAATAAAGGTGTTAAAGTATCTACAATCGATAAAAAGGTTGATGGGTATAAACCAAACGCCGGATTTGGATTTACTGGAGATACGGAGTATAACGGAAATCTTATTTTAAAATCGGAAGTGGGTACACTTAATCTTCCGGTGGCATTACAAAAACAAAGAGGAAACCAATGGGGTGGATAAAATAAATTAAAATGGCAGTAAAGAAGTTTAAAGATATTATAGATTATAAAGGATACCGAATTAACTCAAAAGATAGAAAAATTTTTGAGGAAGGAAATCTACAATCTTTTTTTGGGTTTGGTGATAAAGATGCTATTGAATTTATTGTATATGATATCAATGATAATCAATTACCACAAAAGGATGATAAGTTAATTAGATATGTAACATTATCTACCGAAAATATAAGAGATTATTTTTTAGTAGCAGAAGGTACATTATTTGAAAAAAATCAATTCCCATCTGAATATTTTATAGATGTTGAAAGATTATTACGAGAAGCCGGATACGATAATGGTATATTTAAAACACAAATAACTTTATTAAATAAAAGAGTTGGTAGTGAACAACCCCAAGATAAATTATGGGTTTCTGAAATATCACCATCTCGTACTGAAGTTAGATTATTTCCTATAAAAAATTCTGGATTTACAAATACGGAATTGGAAAAACGATATAGTATGTTTATTCAAAACCAACAATTCAGAGATGATATAATAAACTCTGCATTTGTTTTTTTAGATAAAATAACACCTACATCAATATCAGATTTTATAAGAAATAAATATTCAAGAGAATGGTTTGATAAATTTAGAGCAGAATATAAAATTGCCGATTTTGAATCTTTGATAGCTAAAATCCATACTAAATTTATAGAGTCTGCTGGATATTATTTTACCAATAGAAATTCTGATATAAGAAGTAATAGTTATGGTAAACCATTAACTACAAGACCAAAACTTGATTTATCTAAAAATGAAATAAAAGAAAGTTGTAAATTATTATTAGCAAAATCGGTAGATTTTTATTTAACTCAATTAGATGTAAAGAGAGATGTTACACAAAGAGTTGGTCTTGAAGAAAGTTTAGATGATGTTGGTAAGGTTATGCAGAGATATGAGACTGATATTTTAATAGATACTCAATCTCCTGCAAGAAAAATTGTTACAATAGAGAAACAAATAATAGATGAAAAAGCTTTAGTTTTTGAAAAGGAATTGGAAAAAGAAATTCCACCACCTCCACCGGACGAACCATCATTGCCAAAACCACCAATTGAAACACCTGTTGGTGACCCACCATATACCGAACCAACCCCACCTGTATATTCTGGAGGAGGCGGTGGAGGCGGCGGCTATATTGAAAGAGATTTTGGAACTGGATTTGGTAGAGAGCAGGTGTTTGAGAGAGATATGAATCAAAGAGAAAACATTCGGTAGGATATTTATAAATTAAAGGATAACATAGTAAAAATGGCAGAAAGAAACGATGAGCAAAATTTTAATTCCGAATACAATAGTTATTTACTAAGTGACTCGGAACCTGTATCTGGTATATCCTATGGGGGTGGTGCTGGTGCGGGTGGTTCATCTGATGTCAAAGGTGCTGATGATTATGGATTTACTGGGATTGTTATACCTGTACCAAGTGATGCAATTACCACTCCAAGTGAACCATCACAAAATGGAGAAACTCCCTATGTACCAATAACAAGTCAACCTGGGTTGGCTAATAGTGATTCATCATATACATTTAGAGTATCATCTAATGTTTCCAATGCATCTATTTTTATAAGTAATGAAAATATTTTCAAAACAACTCCACATACATTTAGAAAAACAATAAGTGAACTTTCATTATCATCTGCAGTTGTTACTTTGCAAAAAGAAGGATATACTTCAAATGAAAAATATGTAGTAAGTGTTGTTCAAAATCCAAATTACGATTTTGGGATAAATGTAAATCCTTACGATAGTTTAGTAAATTATACAACTAGAGGCCTACTTGATTTATCAAATGCATCTATGGTGTATTCATCTACACCATTATTTACTATAAAAATTGAATACTATAAAAACGATGTATTACAAGAATTTAATTATAACATAGATGACAAAATACAGGTATTAGATTTTAATGATTTTCTAATAAAAAAAGAAGACCCTATAATTGTAGACCCAATTCCATCTGAAAGTAAAATAAAAATAAATTTAAATGGTATTGATAATAGTGTAGAATTTATCAATAAAAAAGCGATATCACTTAGTGATGGTGTACAAAGGATTACAAACGGAACTACTGAAGTTCCTATTAAATCAGATAGACCTAGTTTAATAAGAACTGCTGATAAATCGTTATATAGAATTACATCTATACAATTAATACGAAATACTGAAATAGTTCAGGATTTAACTGCACAATCAAACGAAAGTTTATCATTTAGATTTGAGGCCGTAGAAGGGGATATTATAAACATTACATCGGAAGCCGTTGTTGAACCAATTTTAGAAGATTTTGCAATCCTTAGATTAAGTAATGCAGAAACAAAAAGATTATATAATTTAAATTCTGGTGCACCAATTCCTATTGGTTTGGTAAAAGAAACTAACATACAATCTATAAAGGTTTATGTTAATCAAAAAGAATTAGAATACAATGTACCGGTAGAAAATGAATTTGTCATATCATTACCACCGTATGCATTTTCCGATATTGGTGTATATAAAATAATTATAGTTCCATCCAATACAAGAGGTGATGGTGAATCTTTAGAATTAACAATTAATGCAACTAAAGATATTTGGGTAGGTGTTCCTGATATCAGAAACATAAATTATCCATCAGAACTATTTGGGCCTGATTATGTTGGTACTAATGTAAATTTTAATGTATCGTATGATTCAGTAAGTACTGATTATGTAAGAATATATAAAGTTGGAAGTGATAAATTTATTAAAGCTCCTGCTAGTGGAAATGTTGTTTTAAATTTTCAACAACTTTTAGATTTAGATTCATCTCAAACATTTGAAGATACCGATAAAATATCAATAATTTTAAAATTAGTACCATATAACGAAAGTGGTAAGGAAGTTGTTGTTGGTAAGACGGAAGTAATAACTATAAATTTTGATAAAGGCGATTTAACGATTCCAAGAGAAGTTGCCATAAGTAGATTAGTAGAAGGATTTGTAAATCAATTTGATGATAGACCTTTTCAAATAGATTCATCTAAGTATCTTACACATTTATTACATTTAGGAAATGGTGATAATAAAGTAATTACAACTTGGACTGGTAGTGAGGGTTCTCTAATTTTAAAACTATATGAACCATTACCAACATCAGTTCAACCAAATCAACAAGTTTGGATTTCTAAATTACAAGCTGACCCAATAGTTGAAACGATAACTATAAGTGGAGTTGATACATCATTTTGCCCACCATTAAAAGGGCCTAATTTTTCTTTAGAACCCGATAATGGTATTGGATTCAAAGTATATGATGAACTTATAGCAAGTGGTTCATATACTTCGACTGATTTAATAAATAAATTTGCTGAACAAAATGCAATTGATACTGAAAAATTAAATATACAATATGTAATTGGTTCTGAATATAGTTGGAGTAATTTTGTACACTTTGGTTCTGCCGAAGAAAGAGTTAATAACTTTTATTATAAGATAAAAATATTAGAAGATTTAAGATTTAAATATCAAGCTTTATTAGCTACAACATTTACACCACCATACCAAGTTATAGACGCTGCTATATTAACCGAAGGTGGTGATGATATAGTTACTGAAGATTCTTTATATACACTAAATTGGGAGGTTTATTCTGGTGACAAAGGATTTTCTCAATTAGGTGAAATTGAAAGATTAGCAACTAAAATAAATAATTTATTAAAAGGATTTGATGGATTTGAAAAATGGTTATATAAAACTGAAGATTTATTGGCATTCCCAAAACAAAATTATTTAGCACCTAATGGATTAACATATAGAGTTTTAAAAACATGGAATGATAACGATTCGGTTAGTTGGTTTGAATATGCAACTAATAGTGGAGGAACTTATGATGCGGATAATATAAACTCTATGAAAAATAATATGCCTGAATATTTGATAGAAGACTATCAGAATTCAGATTTCTTATTATTTTTAGATATGATTGGTCAGCACTTTGATGTGTTGTGGTGTTATATAAATGCATTAAAAGCTAATAAAAATTTAGAACATAAACAAGATATTGGTATATCAAACGCTATGGTATATCAAATGTTAGATTCTATGGGCTGGAAAGGAAAGAGAGCATTTGATTCTCAATTCCTATGGGAGTATGCATTTGGTACTAACGAGGAAGGTGGCCAGAAATATGGAAGAAGTTTGGAAGATGCTAATAACGAAGTTTGGAGAAGAATCTTAAATAACTTACCATATCTATTAAAACATAAAGGAACTGGTAGAGCTATGAAAGCTGTAATGGCTTGTTATGGTGTACCTCAATCTATGTTGACAATAATGGAATTTGGTGGACCTCAAGACCCAACAAAGGGGGGAAGTACGCAATTTACATTCGATGATAGAACGGCAGCACTTTATTTAAAAGAAGACTCGAAGGTAAACATACCTTGGAAAGTAATATCTGGATTTGGTGATTATCCAAATGCAGTTGAGTTTAGAATAAAGCCAACAACAACACCAAACCCAATATATACATTGATATCGGGAAGTGAATGGAGTTTAGATTTGGTAAAAACAACGGGTTCATTTGCAAAATTAGAATTAAATTTTGGTGGTGACCAATCAACCAGTACTTATTTTTCTGAAAGTATATCAAATACTGCTGAATACTATATAGCATATATAGATGATGAACCATACGCTTATGGTCCTGATTTAAAAACAGGAAGTTTAGATTTTCCTATATCAACGGAAAACTATACAAACGTATTAATTAATAGACATAATAGTCCCGATTCATCTTCTTGGTTTGAAGTATGGTTAGCTACATCAAATGGAAGTAGAATAACTACATTTGTTAGTATGTCATTAGCAACGGATGATACTCAATGGGAAACTGGTTCTTATTTACAAATTGGTGGTAATGGCTTTGATGGTAATTTAGATGAATTCCGTTTATGGAAAACGCCATTGCAAAGAAGTAAGTTTGAAAATCACACACTATTTCCAGACGCAATTAATGGTAATTCATTTACAGCATCTACTGCAGATTTAGTATTCCGTTTGGATTTTGAATATCCAAAAGATAGAAATTTAGACGCTAATATTAAAAACGTAGCAATCAATGAGAGTTATGGTGAACAATTTGCATCAGCAAGTAATATGTGGTCTGCACCAATATACCCATATCAATACACTCCATACGATAGAACAGTAACAGCTAATGTACCATCATTGGGATTAACATATTCTAATAAAATAAGATTTGAATCAGCATCATTGGTTACTGATTTATCATACAAAACTAGAGCAACTAAAAAAGCATTTGACCAAGCACCAATAGATACAAATCGTTTAGGATTATTCTTTTCACCAACAAAAGAATTGAATATGGATATCTTAAAAGCATTTGGTGATTTTAATATTGATAACTATATTGGTGACCCATCGGATGAATATAAAGATTCATATAAAGAGTTGGAAAATTTGAGAGAATACTATTTTGAAAGACTCGCAAATAGAGATATCTATGAATATATTCGTTTAGTAAAATATATTGATAAATCTTTATTTGATGTTTTAGCAGATTTAGCACCAGCTAGAGCAAAAGTATCAAAAGGATTGTTAATTGAACCACACTATTTAGAAAGAAGTAAAACTAGTTGGAGAAAAGCAGAATCATTAAAAAATGATTATGATACAACTGTGGATACTAGAGATGATACTAAAATAGACTTAGAGTATTTGGTTAAAAATTCCGTTTTGGATTTAAAAGATTTAACTGAATTGAATGTAGATTTACCAAACTATGATACAATAGTTGAAGCAAACGATAATATACTATTGGAAGGTACAAATCCCTCATATCATAGTAGTATAGTATATAATTTAAGTGATAATCTAAATACGGAATTTCCTACATATCCAAATACGGGTTCTGCTAATATATTCTGTCCAACTGGAGAAACTTTACTTGGTAGTGTGGATGTATTTTCATCTACGCAAATCGGAATGGAAAGGGATTCATTGGCAAATGCGGGATTTGGATTATACGCTAAAAAGGGTAATGGTTTGGTTAGATATTGGGAAGGTGTATTCGGTAATTCGGAAACAACTGGAAGTAGAAAATCTATGTTCTTAGTTAAAGAGCAATATACCGAATTCGAACAAGTACAAATATCTGGATATCCAGTAGCTGGATACCAACCAGGTGACCAAGTTAGATATAGAAAACAACCTGTAATACGAAATAAGTACAGAGTTTCGGTTTTACCTTTTAGTGGTAGTATTGAAATTGGAAATGATATTGTAGAGGTACAATCTATAAATGGATATCTACCAACACACTATCGTTTTAAGAATAATTTATCGGAAGGATTACAGCGTTCTTACTTCAAAGGTTCATATCAAACAACCGCAACTACACCGGATGGGTTATCTCCAGTGGAAACATTTACTACGAATCCTAACATCCTTAGAGTGGCTAAGACAGGTAGAGGTAGTGGTGAACCAATACTTGAAGTGGATTAAGAATGAAAATATTAATTGGTTATATTTATTTTAGATAATAAAGAATTAAAAAAACAATATCAAATGGCATATTTAGATAATACCGAAATTACAGTAGATGCAATTCTTACCAAAAAAGGAAGACAAAAATTGGCATCCGGTCAATCACTAAACATTTCAAAGTTTTCTTTGGGTGATGATGAGATTGATTATACGCTTTACGAACCAGCGCATCCAAAAGGTTCTGCTTATTATGATTCAGCAATTAGAGCTATTCCTATTACGGAAGCTAGTCCTGATGAAACTCAAGTATTAAGATATAAATTAGTTACCCTTCCAAAAGGAACAACTCAAATTCCTGTTGTTAGATTTGGTGTACCATCTATCGCAGTTAATCAAACTGAAGGTGGTGTAGGACTAACTCCAACAACATCTCCATCTGGAAATACAAACGCTGGATACACCGTAGTATTAACTGACCAAAGAGCTGGTACTATTACTGTGACTAGAGGGGCTACCAATGTTGGAAGTGTTCCTGTTTTCTTAGGAGAAGAAATTACAACAACTGCGCAAGTGGTAAGTGGTTTAGAATTTAGATTTACACCAAATCCAAACTTGACAATTGATATTTCAACAACAATAACAGTATACGGAAATGAAACAGGTGGTTCAGAAACAATTCCAGTGGCTGTAACTTATAAAGCATAAAAATAGATATATAAAATGGCACTAATTAATGACCCGAATATAACCGCCCAAATTAGAGATTTGGCAAATACAGGTACGATTGATTCAAATCAGTTAGTAACCTTGCTTAACTCTGTATTACCAGCGGGACAGCAAATTTCAACCGGAGCTGGAGTAGCTACTGGTATCTATAAGAGATTTGGTGATTTTGATAAAGTAAACGCTAAAATAGAAGTAGTAACAACCGGATTATGGTCTGGGGATTCTGGTTCTTTAGCACAATTCTTTACAGCATCTGCACAAACTACCGCAACAAGCGGATACTATTACGCTAATGTGTATGATTACAACCCAATAGCATTTTCCGATTCTGCAGAAGTTCAATTTGCAGTTGCATACGGACATGTGAATGGTAGTGGTTCTATGAATTTAGCAACTAACGATTCTGCACTACTTGCAACTAAAGCAACTTATGCACAATATCGTTCTATGTTATTAGACCCAACCGATAGTAAATTTTCATTTGAAAACGCATCTGGTATTGAAGTTGATGCAAATGCAATCTATGTTATAAATGTAGCTAGAAGCCGTTTTAGAGAAAAAATGGATGCTGGTAACTGGTCATTGAAATTAACAGGTGGAAATGGTACATTTACTTTTATCGATAATAGTGGTAAGAAGTTTGGAGATGATTTAGGATTGAGTGGTAGAGTATTCAAAGTAGTTTCTGGTTCATTAAACTTAGGAACTGAAAATGAAGCAACAATAAACACAACAACCGGTTCAAATGGACAAGGTTTGGGATTATTCTATCCTGATAGAGGTATTATCGTTCTTAACGCTGAAGCAATTGGTTCTACATTAGGTACTATTGCAAACCAAACAATTTACACAAAAGATGGTACATTTATACAAAGTGGTAGTGTATCACCTTCGCATTTACAAACATCAGAGCAATTCAATCAATATAGATTATTACAAGCAATCCAAAGAGGTGGTGATTTTGAAGCAAGACGAACTGAAAACATTTCTACACAACATTTCTTTGTAAGAGCAACTAATAGAGAATTTAATTATTCTAATAATCCTACATATATTGATGCGGATGGTTTCTTTGTAGAATCTACATTTGAAACCGACCCTCAAACATATATAACAACGATTGGACTATATAATGATTCAAATGAGTTGATAGCTGTTGCAAAAACATCACAACCGGTAGTTAAATCGTTTGATAAGGAAGTACTTATTAAAGTTAAATTATCATTCTAATTAAAAAATAAACACAATATAAGAACCCCCCGAAAGGGGGTTTTTAGTTTAAGAAATATTTATATAAAAAATAATAGATGATTAAAGAAATTCCTAAATCTGATATAATTACAAGACCAATCAAAGTTTATAAAGAATGGACTTTAGATGAGAACGATGTATATCCATTATTTGGAGAAACGCCGGATAATAACTTAATCGATGTAAATTCTGATGAAAAAACGCATGGGTTTGTCAAAAAAGTATTGTATGAATCGGTAAAATCTCAATTTTACAGAAACGCAGATACAGCATCAATAATAACCGAAGTTGGATTACGAAAATCATATACGTCTACCGATGAAAGAAATCTAAATAATGAATTAGCAGTAATATCCATCCCACAAATATATTATGGAGAGGGTGTTAAGATTGGTAGTGTAAGATTAGAAGATGAGCAAAGTGGTAAAATATACGAAGATGATGGATACTCAAATCTTATAGATTCTGGAAGTAATGTAGCTGGTAATATATTTTATGATAGAGGATTGGTTATACTGACAAGGGATATTGTTAGTGGTTCTGTATTATCTCAATATACATTAAACTTTCGTTCTACTAAAACAATTTATGAAAACGAAATACTTTTATCAGTATTGGAATCAGAATTTAATGTTTCACAAAACCCAACAGCCGTAGATTATGATACTGATGGTAAATTTGGTAAAATTAAATTACATTCAATACAGTCTAATGTAAATCCTAACGTATTTAGTGGCTTTGGTGAATATGATTATAGTAGTTCGTTGGATACTACTGGTTCATATTTAGCACCATACATTACAACAATTGGATTATATGATGATGACTTAAATATGGTAGCTGTTGCTAAATTACCACAACCAATAAAATCAATGCCGGATTATCCGTTGAACTTCATTGTTCGTTTTGATACATAAGGTTATATTTATATAGACAAACAAATACTAAAAAAATGGCAAGTATAATTGATATTTACAAAAACGGAGTACCAACAACAGGTAAAGCCGATTTAAAAGGTGGAGATAAAACCAAAATTGAAAAAGATGGTGGATTGGATTTATCAGCCGATGATAAAGCTTTAGCAAAAGCTAGAGGTGGTGCTTTGAATACAAAGAAATATTCTGATTCGATTAAAAGATAATCAATGTCTTGGAAATTTAATGGAAATATAGTTACGGAGGAAAACACACCGGAAGGTGCAGTTGGGTTTGTCTATAAAATGATACATATACCAACTGGTAGATTTTATATAGGGAAGAAATCCCTAAATCAGGTTCGAAGATTGAAGCCCCTTAAGGGCAAGACTAGAAAGAGAGTTGTTAGAAGTGCTTCCGATTGGGAGAAATACTATTCATCAAACGAATGGATTAAATCCGAAGTAAAAGAAGGTAGAGCTGGTGATTTTGAAAGAGAGATTATCCAGTTTTGCTTTTCCAAAAAATCTTTATCATATTACGAAATTAAATGGCAGTTTCATTACGATGTACTAGCCAACGAACAAGCAATAAACGAAAACCTTATGGGAAAATTCTTCCGTAGGGATATTATAAACCCATAGTTATGACAATACCTCAAATCGCACATAAGTTCGGAATTTCCGAAGCTTATTTAAACGCAAAAGATGACGCACTTCAAATTGCAGCTGCATCGTTAGTAGACCTTAAAGCAATGGTGGCAAACAATATGCCAAGAGAACAAATCGCTAACAAATTACAATTTTTAGCAGATTTTCTTTATGAGGTAAAGAATTCCAACCATTAATTAGGTTATATCAGATAATTTTCGTATATTTGTGATAATAATATCCAAACTATGCTATCTGGTAGGAATAAATTACAAATAATCACAATATTAGATTCTACACTTGGTGTGGGTTCATCCTTAAAGGGGAATGAACAGGCACATCATTGTCCATTTTGTAATCACCATAAAAAGAAACTCCAAATCAATTTAGATACACAAAGATGGCATTGTTGGGTATGTGACTCTAAAGGTAGAAGTATCTATTCACTACTCCGCAAACTCAATGTGGATATAAGAGACCTGAATAAGGTTAAAGATGTTTATGGTGATGAGCCTGAATATGATTCAAAGGAAGAATATGTAGCTAAGTTACAATTACCGAAAGAATTCAAACAATTATATTTCAAACCAACCGGTTCATTTAATCCATCATATAATCAGGCTATACATTACCTAAGTAAGAGAGGTATTTCTAAAGCAGATATTGTAAAACACAATATTGGATATTGTGAAGATGGATTATATGGTGGCAGAGTAATTATTCCATCCTATGATGATAGTGGTGAATTAAACTATTTTGTAGCTCGTTCTTTTTATGAAGATGAACCATACAAATATAAAAATCCACCTATTAGTAGGGATGTGATTGTATTTGAAAATCAAATTAATTGGAAAGAACCAATCACATTAGTTGAGGGAGTGTTTGATTCATTTTCAGTAAAGAGAAATGTAATTCCGTTGCTAGGTAAATTTTTACTTAGTAAATTGAAAAACAAAATTATGGAGAATGGTGTTAAGGAAGTAACAATTATGTTAGATTCCGATGCAGTAGATGATTCAACTAAACATACTGAATGGTTTATTAAGAATGGGATTAAAGTTAGGAATATTATACCAACTGATAAGGATGCTGGTGAAATGGGATTTAAAAAAGTAAATGAACTATTGAAAGAAGCTAAAGAAACCGGATGGGATGACTTAGTACTTTCGAAACTAAATAATATATGAGTAAATTAAAAAGAATTTATCACATTGCGGATATACACATCCGAAACATCAAAAGACACAAAGAATTCAGAGAAGTATTCTATGCTATGTTTGATGAAATACAAAAAAGAGGAACGGAAGATTCTATTATCTACTTAGCTGGTGATATCGCTCATGCTAAATTAGAAATGAGTCCTGAATTGGTAAGTGAGATTAGTTGGTTGTTTACGGAATGTAACAAACTATGTCCTACAATTGTAATCGCTGGTAACCACGATTGTAATATGAATAATTCGGACAGAATGGATGTACTTACTCCAATTGTTGATGCATTGAAACTACCAAACCTAACTTATTTAAGAGATACGCAAGTTTATGGTATTGGCGGAGTTGATTTTGCAGTATTCAGTATATTTGATAACAAAGATAATTGGCCTAAAGCAAACACTCTATTTGGAAACAAAAAGATTGCATTGTTTCATGGACCTGTTGATAACTCTACAACCGATGTAGGGTATGTAGTTAGTAGTAGACACTTCACAACTGATATATTTGATGGATATGATTTAGCCTTATTGGGTGATATCCACAAAAGACAAGAAATGATATCACCAAGCGGATGTAAGGTGGTATATGCTGGTTCTTTGGTACAACAAAACTTCGGTGAAACCTTAGACAAGCACGGATTCTTAGCTTGGGATTTGGATACAATGACTTATGAAGAAATTGATATCAAAAACGATTATGGTTACTACACTTTAGATGTTGATGGTGGTATTGTGCCGGATGTAACTGATATGCCGTTATACCCTCGTTTAAGAGTAAGGGTAACTAATACGGATACCGCAGATACAAAGAGAATGATGGCTGATATTACGGCAAAGTATGGTGTTGAGGACTTTACAATCATTAGAACGGATACATTCAATAAGAAGAAAACCAACGATAGAGAAGCAAGGTTGGAAGTAGATAGTGTGAGTGATATAAACCATCAAAACTCTTTAATAGGGGAGTATGTGGAACGTATGATGCCATTCGTAACGAAAGAGGACTTAGCTGGGATAGAGAAAATCAATCGTGACATTAATAGTAGAGTACAACCATCAGAACTACAAAGAAACATAAGCTGGAAGCCTGTAAGGTTTGACTTCTCTAATATGTTCAGCTATGGAGAGAATAATGTTATTAAGTTTGACAAAGTAAACGGATTGATGGGATTATTCGCACCAAATGCACAAGGTAAATCATCTCTATTCGATTCAATCTCATTTTGTTTATTTGATAAGTGTAGTAGAGCATACAAAGCGGCTTCGGTTATGAATAATAGGAAGCAGGACTTCCATTGCCAATTGGATTTCACTATTGATGGGGTAATGTATCATATCCGTAGAGAAGGTAAAACTATTAATAAGGGAAGAAACGTAAAAGTAGATGTGGAGTTTTGGAGAGATGGTGATAGTGGAAGGGAATCACTTAACGGAACGGAACGTAGGGATACCAATCAAGTAATTGAAACCTATGTAGGAAGGTATGAGGATTTCGTAATGACAGCATTGAGTTTGCAAGGAAACAATGCACTGTTCATTGATAAATCACAATCGGAAAGGAAAGACCTCCTTGCTCAATTTATGGGATTGGACATGTTTGATAAGCTGTATGAAACTGCTACTAATGATATTAAGGATGTGAACGCACTTATCAGAAATTTTAGGAAGACCGACTTCACGTCTGAATTAGCCCAAAAAGAAACCGACTTGAACGAAAAGAAAGTTGAATATGGCGAATTGGATGCGGAGAAGTTAGAATTAGAAACTCGTAAAGCTGATTTAGACGAACAAATTGTAACTCTATCTCAACAAATCATTCCAATTCAAGGTAATTTAGATATTGATGAACTAAATCGTAAACTTAAAAAGATTGATGGTGAATTAACTACTTGGGGTGATACTAAGTTTGATAAAACCCAAAAACTTACGGAAGCAAAAGAATTAGTTAGAGAAGCTAAGGAAATGGTTGATTCTAAAGTTACCATAAACGGAATTGGTATAGAAGTTGTACATTCAAATTACCAAAGAGAACAAAAAGCTTTAATTGAAGCAGAAAAAACTTATTCAATAGTAAAGTCACAATTAGATTCTGCCAAAGAAAAGATTAATCATTTAGATAAGCATGAATATGACCCAAATTGTAAGTTTTGTTGCGATAATGAATTTGTTAAAGATGCAATGAGAGCAAAAGAAGCATTGCCTGAATTAGAAGGGTTTGTTAAAAATGCAACTATACAATGTACGGGTATTCAACAAACTTTAGATTCTTGGGAAGGTGTAGAAGAACAATTCAAACAATGGAAAGAATATACCGATGAATACAAAAGATTAATTAATGTTACAGAACGATTGGATGGGGATATTAGAACTGCAGATTCTAAAATTGAATTATTACAAACTCAAAAAGAAAATGTAAACGCTGATATTCAACGATACAATGATAATGTAGAAACAATTACAAAGAATCAAGCATTGGATATTCAAATACAAAATGTTCGTAGATTGAAGCAAGGTGTAGAAAAACAAATATCTGATGTGAACAAACTTATGCTGAAATTGATGTCAGAGGTGGGTGCAACAAAAACCTACATTGATAATATGATAGCTAAGATGGAAGAAGTTAAGGAATTGGAAACTAAAAACCAATTATATACATTCTACTTAGATGCCGTTAAAAAAGATGGTGTACCATACGAATTAATATCCAAAGCACTTCCAGCAATTGAAAACGAAGTGAACAATATATTGGGACAAGTGGTAGACTTCTCAATCTCTATGGATACGGATGGAAAGAACATTAACGCTAGAATCGTTTATGAGGACCAGGAATGGGCTTTAGAGATGTGTAGTGGTATGGAGAAGTTCATATCGGGATTAGCGATTAGAGTGGCTCTAATTAACATTTGCAACCTGCCTAGACCAAACTTCTTAGTAATTGACGAAGGATTTGGTACATTAGATGCAGATAACCTATCTTCATTGTTTATGATGATGCAGTATCTTAAAACTCAATTTGATTTTATTTGGGTAATTTCTCACTTGGAGCAAATGAGAGATATTGTAGATGGACTTATCGAAATTAAGAAAGTAGATGGGTTCTCTAAGATTAACTTTTAGTAACCGGTAATACATTTTTAAGTGGGGTCTTCTTTGAGGACTCCACTTTTTCTTTTACTAGGGTTTCTATTAATCCGCTTATTTTATATCCCCTTTCTTTACAAAATTCCTTTAATAGTTGATGTACATCTGCATCAATTTGTATCATTGCGTACTTTTTCATAACGTTTCTTTAGTTTTCTTTAGAATTCTAATATAATTATAAACATAAAAAATTTAAGTAAATATTTATCATAGAATAATATAAGCAAACTATGGCAGTAATAAAGAAATTTCCAGAAACTTTAACCACAAACCTAACTACATTTCAAACGTATATAAACGATGATTCACCCAATTCTAGGTATTTTAGGGTAACTGAATTTAAAGATACATTTAGTGGTGGTAAGAATGGTTTTCTTATTGAAGGGTCCGAGCACTTAAAAGAAACAACTGAAATTAAAATACAAATTTTAGATGTTGCTGGTAATCCTGTATATTACGAACCTGGTAATGGTGTACCTGAATACTATGAAGGTATATCAAAATTGATAGCAGTTTATGTTTATGAAGATACTCCAATTGGTAGTGCAAAAATTACTATATTGGGTGAATTAAAAACATTTGTAGATGATAATGGAATAGTACAAGATATTCCAGAACAATGGAGAGATGTTTATAATGTTAAGTGGGAACGTGATTTTCAAATAAATAAATTACTAGCAAACGAAGACAAAGTAAGATTTTATAGAAGACCTGAAGTTACTATTAATGAAATAGTAAAACCAATATTTTCAAATGTAGTTACTCCTATTATACAAAAGGGGTTTGTTGATGGATTTGCACAAGTACCAGCACAGGGAGAAAAACTTTCTCAATTTTCATTACCAACAAATTATTTAATTCAAATAAATGATGGTGGTGCTTGGACAGGTTCGGTTGTTGGTACTAATATTGAATTTACTGATTTAGGATTTTCTTCTATTGTAGATGATGTAATAAGTAAGACTGATTTAACTGTAACAACACCATATACAATAAATGGGGTTGTGCAAGATTTTTCAAATCAAAGATATACGGCATCTTTCAATTATGTAGAGGGAGTTGATAATTTAGCAACAGCTCTAACTGGTTCTTTTGGAAAAATTACAATTTCCGATTTAGAAACTTTTGTTGGTGATGTGGCTAGAGTAAAAATTTATAGAAGGTCTCAATCGGATTTAGCGGATTATCAATTTATTCAAGAAATACAATTAGAATCCAATGAATTACTAAAGGATTTGGAATCAAAAACAAAAAATGAAGAATTTTATGGTATATTTGACCAATTTAATTTTAAAAATTATTGGGTAACCTCATCGAATGATTTAATAACTCAATTCAATCAAACATTTTTATATAACTCTGTTAAATTAGATATATCATCTCCAATTGGGTCTACTAAAACTGATTACTTTTTTACATCAAAATCAATTGATTTAACTGAAAATTCGGAATATACATTGGATTTTAATGTAAGGCTTTTACAAAATATATCAGTAGATAATTACATTAAGTTTTTTATAAGTGGGTCTAGAACAAATAATAATATAACAACTGGAGTATCTCAAGAAATATTAAGTGTAACATCCGATAATAGCGTTTTACAAAAATCAAACATTACTGCAAATTTTAAATCAGAACAATTTAATAACGCAAAACTTTATATAGAAGTAAGGGGAGTTGGATGGCATGTATCGGATATTAGTTTACGAGCTTCTCAAGAAAGTTCATTTTCTCCAAACGAAATATCATTTGTACAGCCAATACCAAGAACTTTACCAAAAGAAACATTTGAGTTCCTATTTCAATTTTATGATATTAATAATAACTACATACCAATAATTGTAACAGAAACAAAAACATTTGATGGTGGTAATTTAAATCGTATTAATAAAAGTTTAGAATTAATACCATCATCATTGTATTTTCAATTCGATTCCGGTTCTGGTAATGGAAATCCTGTAAATCCAACTACAATTTTTATAGATGTTGTAAAAAACTTCTTAACTGGGTCTGTTACATTTACATCTCGCTCATTTGATTTTTTTAATACGGAATTATCATCATCAATGTATAATACTTCATATTGGGCTACAACTCCATTAAGTAGTTCATTAGTATCACCACCATTTAACCATTGGCAATTTCCCGGAAGGTTATTGGATATTGATAAGGATACAGTCAGATTGACAGTACAAAACTTTACAGGTTCTAGAGATCCCGGCTTAGAAGAAGTTGTTGTACAATATATAGAATACACTGCCGAATGTGAGGGTGTTGAAGATTCTATTATAATAACAAGGGTAATTGATGGTAAAGGTGGTGTTAATTATGAATTAAGACCTTATAATGGGCAATTTATAAGAAACTCCGACCCATCTGGTTCACTGGAAGTTCAGGCAATCCGTATTGATGGTGTAAACGAAATTAAACTTAGAGCTGGGTTGCCCGCTGGAAGGTCAGCACCTCAAATTCACGTACAATCCGGCTCAAAGTATCTTACACTTAATGATGCAAGTGCAAGTGGATTTATAAAGGGATTGCAGCCCGGTACAACTGGTTCTGGTGAATTAAACTATAATGCAATCTTTAATAGAGATTCTATTGAAGGGCAATTGACATTGTATTTAATACCTTCTGGTTCTCCAGTACCATCGGCATCAGTTTTGACAGTATTAACTCTTACCGATTTACAGGATGGTTTGGATGCTGGTGTTGTTCTATATGATGCGGATACATTTACAATTAATCCAAGATTAGAAACAAAATTCACGCCTACATTCTCATCGGCAACCGCATCATTCTATCGTAGAGGTAGATTTGATGAACCAATAAGTTGTTCAATTGAAGTTTATCCATCTATGTCAATTAATCAGGATTTTGTTCCTGAGTATTGGGTAAATTATATAACTCATAGTTCTAATCCTGATATTAGTGTTATTGCGTATGATGAAATCGGATTAGTAATACCATCCAGAGCAAATGCGGCAACATACCCATTAGGATTCGCAGCACAACAATCTAAACAATTGTTAGTAAACTTTATTTATACCGAACCTTGGACATCGGCATCCGTATCTGTTGATAAATTATTTACAATAGTACCGGAAGGTAAGCCTGGTGATGAGAGTATTGTGTTTGAAGTAAATCCAGCGGCGGTAACATTGGCTGCAAATTCAAGAGGTGTTGTTAATGATTTTAAACCATCTATTACCGATATTAAATTAAAGCAAGGTAGTAGATATTTGGCATTTACCGGTAGTAGAAAACCTGGTACATTCCATATAGCACAATCTTCAATAACTGCATCAAATGTAACCGGTGGTTTAGTTTATTTTGATAATGCATATACCGAATCGTTAATTATTAGTGCATCTTCTGGATTTATTAATTTAAGTGGTAGTATTACATATCCATTAGAAATACGTCCATATTATACATCATCGGTTTATACGGCAAGTGTAGTTCAACCATATACAAAAGTATTAGAAGGACCTCCACCAATTCAAATATTAATATCTCCACAAAATGTAACATTGGCAGCCGATGAAGTTGGATTTGTAACTCCAATTGGATATTCTCCTGCTAATACAACTTTACAAGTAAAAGAAGGTGACGATTTTTTAATATATACATCATCTCAAAATCCTGGCACTTGGAAAATAAATTCAATTGAAACTAGAGGTGGTTCTGTATGGAATATAAGAACTGCATCATTGAATACTGTGCCAAATAATTTGGGAACATTATCAGCAACTGCATCATTTAATAGATTTGATTATCCTTATGTTTCCGCAAGTGCATTATATACAATTCAAGTATATCCATTTGCATTAGGAAGTGGACATGAATATACATCATCTATTTTTACTCGTACTCAAACATTTACAAAAAATGTATCAGTACCAAATGCTCGTTCTGTTGATTTTAAAGCATCAACCTATACGGTTAATTTTAATAGAGATGGATACAAAACAGCACCTGATGGTAATATAGAATTAATAGCAACCGCATTTAATGTAACTGGTTCATCCGGCCAACCTAACCAAGTTGGACCTAATTTTTACTTTTTCTTTATCAATAGTGATGGTTCTGAAACTTATTATGATGGACCAATACCAGAAACATCCCCTGGTTCAAAAGAAGCATTTATATCAATTGATGCATCGGATGCAGCTGGACCTGGTGAAAATAAAACTTGGAAAGTAAAAGTTACCGATGGTAAAGCACCATCAATAGGTAGTTTGGTAGCATCAGATATTAGAGCAGAGGGTCAATTAACAATAGCTGGTATCAAAGCAGGGGCAGATGCATATAAAATTGTTGGTACTAATGAAAATACATCAATAAGTGGTGACCTTTGGGATAAGAACCTAAATGGTACAGCAATTACATTAACAACATTTAAAGGAGTAACTCAATTACAAAATGTTACTACATCACAATATCCTACTCCAATATTCCCTGATGATTATGATTATTTAGGAGAATTGATTGGAAATTTGGGATATTCATCTGCCTCCATACATTCAAAATCAAATTGGGTAACTCAAAGTATAAATAGATTTACAACAACACCTGCAGCAGCTCCAAATCTATCTGATTGGAGAAAGTGGGCAGTTTCACAATCTGCTGAAATTATTTACAAAGTAGATTTTGAAAGAAATAGACAAACTCAATTCATAACGCAATCTTTAGCAGTACAATTTACACCACCGGCTCCATATAATGTTTATATGCAAAATGAAAATTCTGCAATAGTATATAAAGTATCTGGTGAAATAGAACTTAATAATACAGGTAACACAATAAAAGCATCAAGGGGTAATGTACAACTTAGACATAGACCAACTGGATTTAGTGGTGGGCAATATGATGCATACGATGAGTTTGGATATAAAGAACAATATGTAGTTTCAATACTATCATACTCTAGTCACTTAGGGTTACAGCCTCCATACAATACACCAAACGCAATATTAGGTGGTAATCAGGCAACGGCATCAATGCCACCTATAATATCTTGGAGTGATCCTGAAAATAATCTTACTGGTGAAATTGTTTACCAAATAGATTGTGAATATGTTTCTGGAAGTATTTCAAGACCGGGCACTACGTTATTTAAAACACAATCATTCTCAGTACAATTTGAAGGAGCAGTGGGGCCTGGTATTGTAATGAGAGGTGAGTGGAGTAATCAAACGGATTATATAGGACAAGTAGAAAACACAAACAATCGTAGAGATGCAGTAATTTACAACGCAGTACCGGGAACAACAAACTACTATGCAGCAGTTAGTGGTTCGGGTCCAACTACTTATGTAAATCCAACAACGTCTACTTTTTATGTTGGAGCTTCGCCACCTGCTGGGTTTAATTTAATTGGGGCAAAACAGCCCGATACACAACCTGATTTCTGGGAATTCTTAGGAGTTGAGGAATTCTTTGTGGCAGCTAAGATTGCAATATTCGAAGAATCGTATGTAAAAAATACAATCAACGTTGGTACAAAAAATGGTACTGGTGCATTTGCAAATATTGTAATTGCTGGTGGTAGAACTGACCCATATATAGCTATTGGACAAAACGCAACAATTGGAACATCGGGTGGTGCTGGGACAACATTAAATCCCGGTGGAACTGTTATTGGATATGAAAGACCTGGTATATTTTTAGGAATATACGAACAACCATCTGGACTTGGTGGAACTACCGGTAGATTTTCAATTGTAAATGGTGCTGGTAATCGATTCCTTAAATGGGATGGTAGTGGTTTACAAATAGCAGGTGATATTACTGTAACAGGTGGTAATGCAGCAACTCAAAATGGAGTAAGTGGTTCAGTTTCATCTGGTTCTGCAGCAGCACAAGCCAATGCCATTGCAACCGCAGGAACAAATGCACAAACTGCATTAACTGTATTTAGTGGTTCGTTGGGTGCTATGGCAGCAATTGATGCTATTAACGCCGGAAATGATGCACTAACATATATTGGACCTGGTGCAATTGTAACATCACGTGTTGCAACAAATCTTATTACATCCACAAACTTTGGATACCCTGGTACCGGTAACTTCTCAACATCTGGTACATTCATTGATTTGGCAAGTAGTACAATTAGAACTCAAGGATTTGCCGTTGATGCATCTGGTAATGCGTTTTTTAGAGGTGATATATCGGCAGCAACTGGTAACTTTGCTGGAAACGTAATCGTAGGTGGATTTATACGTTCATCTGGTGCAACTGGATTGAATACTGGTGGTGCTGGATTTTATTTGACACAAGATGGAGAGTTTAGATTTGGGAATACGCCATCATCTGGACAACCATCAATTAGTTGGGATAATAATGTATTACAAATTAGAGGAAAAATTGTTACGGATGAATCACAAATTTCTGAAATAGGAAATTGGAGAGTTACACTTGATGGTAACTTTGAAGATACAACCGAAGCTATTGTATTAAACGCAAACCAAAAAGCATTACAAATCTTTGATGCTGGGGTAAAAAAAGTAGAAATAAGACAGGCAAACATATCAGACCCAGCTGGTTCATTTTCTAATGTAACTTTTACTATACCAGATACATACGATTTTTCACAAGCCCCTAGCTTTAATACTGTTTATACGGCACCTGGTAATTTCTATTCTGATAATACTGTATTTGATACAAGCGGCTTTAGTGTAACTACGGCAGGAACATATTCAGCAACACCATTAGATTGGGGATTTGGGGATAATATATACGCAATTGCAAGTAATAATTTTAGTGGATATTTTACAATATTTGTGAGTGCACAAATATGGACAACTGATGATTTTAGTGGAACTTTGATAGATTCATTTACATTAGCGTTATCTCCCAATGATATTAGTGGACCTTTCGATGAAATAAATGTACAATTTAGTGATGGATATACAAAATCAATAACTTTCCCAACAGCAGCTACATACTACGTCCATACAACAACACATACATACGGATATGGTTCTGTTGGGGATGTTACTGTAACTGGTAATTTACAACCAGCAGCAGAATCATTTTCAGCACAACTTAATCAAACTGAAATAGGTGGAGACGGTATTTTGGTAGTAGCAGACTCAACTAACTATGTAAAGATTCAAAGGACCATATCGGACCCTATGGTTGATATAAAGACTAGTAATTCTGGACCTGGACTACGAATTACAAACACAAATGCATCAGGTAAATCAATTCAAGTATTAGATGGTGATATTCTACTATCCGGAACTGGAAATAACTTAATGGTAAATGGTGGATTTATTGGAACTGAAAATGTTGCTGCCGGAATTCGTATGGGTACTAATGGTACTGAATCAGTACTTATAGGTGCTAACTTCCCTGCACAAGGTTCGCCATCTAGAACTGCCAGATTAAGACCGGGTACACCAAAATTCGGAATCAGTACGGGTCGTGAATTAATATCAGATTCATCTACAATTAGAATAAAGAAAGATATAGAAGATTATCCTAATTCGGCGTATGAAAGTATTAGACGTATCAAACCTGTTTTGTTTACCCCATTAGCTTCAGTTGATAGTGATGTAGAAGAAGATTATTCTCAAAACTATCCATTGATGGAAAATCCAAAAGAATATGTTGGTAAACAAGGGGGATTTATCGCAGAATGGTTGGATATGGATCCTGAATTACGAAGATTTTGTAATTATGGTATAAGTGGAAGTGCATCTGTTTTAGAATCCGTATCGTATGATAGACTTGTAGTACCTTTAACCAAAACTGTTCAAATATTGATGGATAAAGTTGAAGCATTGGAAGCATATATTAGTGGTTCATTGTAATACGTTTTAAATATATTTATATATTTATATGTACTAAATAAGTTATGGCACAAAAATTAAGTATAATTACAATTGATGATTTTTACTCAAATCCGTTTGAGGTGAGAAAATTTGCATTAAATCAAAACTTTGATATTGAAGGTAACTTTCCTGGATATAGAACTAAATCTTTTTTAAACGATACGATTAAGGAAGCAATTCAGTATGTTATATATCCATACGCTGGATATGTTAGCGATTGGAATGATGTGGAAGATTCGAGTTGTGGTTCATTTCAATATACAACCGAAGAACATCATTCATGGATTCATTCCGATGGTGGGTTTAAATGGGCGGGTGTTTTATACTTAACACCAAATGCACCACCATCCGCTGGAACTGGATTTTATAGACATAAACAAACATTGATTGATAGATTTGTACATGAAACCGATGCACCAACGGAAAAAGATTTAAATCACCCATATTTGAGAGATTATAAAGATATTACAAAATGGGAATTGACTGATGTAATATCAAATAAATTTAACAGATTAGTTTTATACGATGCAACTATGTTTCATAAATCTATGGATTACTTTGGAAAAAACAAAATATCAGGAAGACTTTTTCAAGTTTTCTTTTTCAATACAAATAACTAAAAACAAAATATGGCAACTGAAAAATTAGAAGTTTCATTAGTAGAGAAACTAAAAGAACTTAATAACAAAAAAAACGAATTGATTATAAATGTTGGACAACTACATTTAGATGTAAAACAACTCAATACATTGATATCTATGGCTGAAGTTGAATTTGAAAATACAAATAAAGAATTAAATTTATTATTATCTGATTTAGAAAAACAATACCCTAATGGGGAAATTGATTTGGTTGAGGGTACTGTAATTTTCTAAAATAAATTTGGTAATTTAAAAATAAATTCGTATATTTGTTACAATATGGCAAAGAAAAAGTTACTTTATATCTGTCCACATCTTTCTACGGGTGGACAACCACAATACGCATACAAACAGGTAAAACACTTTATAAACGATTTTGAAATCCAAGTTGTTGAAATAAATAACAGTGGTGGTGATGCGTTTGTAGTTCAAAAAAATAGAATCAAATCGTTAGTACCAATACATACATTGGATACTGATAAATCTAAGATATTGGAAGTAATTGAACAATATCAACCCGATATCATACATTTTCAAGAAATACCTGAATTTGATTTACCTACAAATGTATTAGATAAAATTTTTATAGAGGATAGAAATTATTTTATACTAGCAACAACACATGGTTCATTCACAAAACCAGATGAAATAAGATATCATCCTGACAAATATGTTTTAGTATCTGAATGGAGTAAGCAAAAGTTTGAAGAAGCTAATTTAGGAGTTGATTTAGATATATGGGAATATCCTATCGAAGAATATGATTTTGATAAAAAAGCTGCACAAAAAGAATTGGAATTAGATTCAACTTGGAAGCATGTACTTAATGTTGGATTATTTTCACCTGGTAAAAATCAAGCTGAAATATTTCAAATAGCTAGACAACTAGAAAAGTATAAAATAAAGTTTCACTTTGTAGGAAATCAAGCTATGAACTATGAGGATTATTGGAAACCTCTAATGGAGTATAAACCCGATAATTGCATTATATGGGGAGAACGAAATGATGTAGATACATTCTACGCAGCATGTGATATGTTTTATTTTAGTTCTAAGCTAGAATTAAATCCACTTTCAGTTAAAGAGGCTCTTTCATATAAAATGCCTTCTATATTTAGAAAATTACACACATATTTGGATACATACGATAACAATCCGTTGGTAACATATATTGATGATGATTTAAAATTAACTAAGAGAATTATCTTAGAAAAATTACAACCTGAATTTAATGAAATACCGGGTTGGTTTTCATATATAGATTTATATGATGAAGTTGTTGAAAAAGTTCCAGCTGGTTCACATATAGTTGAATTAGGTACTTGGTTTGGAAAATCTACCAATTATTTAGCAACTAAAATTAGAGAATCTAAAAAAAATATAAAGTTTACAACCATTGATACATTTAAAGGTAGCGATGATGAGCAATTACATAAAACGATAGTTGATAGTTTTAGTGGAGATATATTTTATGAATTTATAGATAATACAGTCTTATCAAATAACTATGATATTATTGATATAATAAAAGATACTTCTAAAAACGCAGCTAATCAGTTTGCAAATTCAAGTATTGATTTTATTATGTTGGATGCGGGTCATACCTATGAATCGGTAACTGATGATTTAAAAATATGGTATAACAAAATAAAGCCGGGTGGTTATATAACAGGTGATGATTATGGTGGTAGTTTTTTTCCTGGTGTTACTAAAGCAGCAAATGAATTTTTTTATGGACAAATACAAAGAGGATTCCGTTCATTTATTCGTAAAAAACCAAGAATACAAATAAAACATTTATTAACAAGACCTGATGATATGAGGGAAAGAGTTAGTATTCAATCTATTAAACAATTAGAAAAATATGGAATGTATTACGAACAAATTGTAAATACACCATACGAAGGATTTGCACCTGCTGAAAATTGTAGAAGACCCGAACACATAAGTAAAGATAATAAGCCAGGTGAGTTATATCCTGGTGCTGGTTTGGGTTGGATGACTGGTAGACATTATGGTTGTTATTTAGCACATAGAGGAGCATTAGAAACTATGGATACTGAAAACTTTGATTACACTTTAGTATTTGAAGCAGATGCATTTATTTACACTGGTTTAGAGGAATTTGTTGATATAGTACATAAAGCATGTTTCATATCAGAACTGCAAGATGTATATTATATATCATTAGCAGATAACCCATCTAGAGGTAAAGAAAAAATAGATGAACTATTTTCAAAAACAGCATTCAATCAAGACCTTGCACATGCTTACCTAATTCCAAACCGAACTAAACAATGGTGGTTGGATAGAATAGAAGATTGTGGTTGGGATGTTGGTGACCTTTGGTTCAATCATGTATTCTATAATCATCCTAAAAATAGATATACAACTAACAAAGTTTATTCAAAACAAGCGGAAGGATTCTCTTTATTAGATTTAACAGTTAAAACTTGGAGTTAATGATATACGATAATTTAATAAAAAATAAAAACAATAAAGTAGATATAGAAAACAAAGTTCATTATCATTTTGTAAAAGGTCCTTTTGTTGAAATAAAAGGATTGAAAAAAGCAGAATATATTGTTGAATTTATTGATAGAGAAACTGATAAAGTTTTATTCAAATCAACTATTGGAAATAATTGTTGGTGTAAATGTAATATCGAATACTTTGTAAATTGGAAAATTGTAATTTACGAAAATGGTAAAAAATGGGCTCAATATGATTACCAACCTGATGGTAAAAAAGTTTACATAGCATTGGATTCTAGGGCGTTGGGAGATACGTTAGCTTGGTTTCCGTATTTAGAAGAATTTAGAAAAAAACATAATTGTAAATTAGTTGTATCAACTTTTATGAATGACTTTTTTTCAAACGAATATCCTAATATAGAATTTATAAAACCGGGTGATACTGCTGCTGATTTGTATGCTATGTATGCAATTGGGTTATATTACAATGAAGATGATTCTATAAATTTATTTAAAAATCCGATTGACCCAAAGTCAGTAACACTTCAAAAAATGTGTTCCGATATTTTGGGATTGGAATATAAAGAAATAAAACCAAAGTTAAAAAGAAAAAATCCATCATTAGAAAAAATAAATCAAATTTGTATTGGTGTATTTGGTACTGCTCAATCTAAATTTTGGAATAATCCAACTGGATGGCAAGATGTTGTGAATTGGTTAAATAACAAAGGTTATACAGTTAGATTAATTTCCAAAGAAGATGATGATTATATGGGAAATAAATTACCAACTGGAATAATAAAACACCCAAATGGACCCATTGAATTGGTTATGGACGAATTAAAAAAATCAAAAGCATTCATAGGAATTGGTAGTGGTTTGAGTTGGTTAAGTTGGGCATTAGATACTCCAACTGTTTTAGTTAGTGGATTCTCATACGATTGGGCAGAAATGCAAGATTGTATAAGAATTACAACACCAACAGGAAAATGTGAAGGATGTTTTAATAGATTAAGATTAAATGCAGGAGATTGGAATTGGTGTCCTGACCATAAAGGAACTGAAAGACAATTTGAGTGTACTAAATCAATTACATCCGAAATGGTAATCAAAGAATTAGAAAAGTTTTTATAATGAAAAAGGTTTGGATAAATGGATGCTTTGATGTTTTACATTATGGCCATTTTAAGTTGATAGATTATGCAAAGTCTTTAGGAGATTTGGTAATAGGTATTGATTCGGATGAAAGGATTCGACAAATGAAGGGAGATGGTAGACCGTTCCACACAGAAGGACAGAGGGTATTTAATTTAATGCAAATACGGGATGTAGATAAGATTGTAGTATTTGATAGTGATGAATCTTTGAGAAATCATCTGAAAACATATCAGCCTGATATATTTGTAATTGGAGATGAATATATGTACAAACCTATAATTGGTGGGGAGTATGCAAATGAAATAAAATTCTTTGGTAAATTGGATGGGTTTAGCACCACAAAACTTTTAGATGATGAATAGAGTATTAGTTATAGGAGAAAGTTGTACTGATATTTTTGTGTATGGTACATCAAACCGAAAATCACCAGAAGGAAATGGACCTGTTTTTGTTCCAATTAGTGAAACCTATGGATTGGGTATGGCAGCTAATGTAATGGATAATTTAACAGCAATGGGGGTTGAAACAAATATATTTTCCGATACTGGTAATATTGTAAAAACTCGTTATGTTAATAAAGATACCAATGAACTTTATTTAAGAGTGGATGAAAATGATTTAGTTAATAGAATTGATATATCTAAATTATCTGATGTATCGCAATACGATGCAATTATAATTTCAGATTATTGCAAAGGATTTTTAACCGAAGAAGATATAGCCAATATAGCATCGTTACATCCATTAGTTATTTTAGATACGAAAAAGAAATTAGGAGATTGGTGTAAAAATATAACTTACATCAAAATAAATCGTTTAGAGTGGGAAGTAAGTAAAGATGTAATACGGGATAACGAATGGTTATTTGATAAAATTATATGTACACTTGATAAAACCGGAACAGCCCATAAACACACCACATATCCAGTTAAACCTATCAAAAATGCAGATGTAAGTGGAGCCGGTGATACTTTTGTAGCTGGGTTTATAACCAAATACTTAAGTACAAACAATATTAAGGAATCAATTGAATGGGCAAATTATTGTGCTGGTGAGGTTGTAAAACAAAAAGGAGTTTCTGTGTTTAAAAATAAAAAATAATATACTTATATATATAAAACATTAAAAACAAAAATTTATGGCAGAATTAGATAAAATTCCACAAAAAGCAACAGTTGAAATTGAAGTAGTTAAATTAGAAGAAGATGTTCTAAAAACTATTATAGATTTAAATCAAAAATCAGCTAACATTATTAATGAATTTGGACAAATTTACATTAGAAAAGAAGAAATCCAAGAAGAAATGATAAAGTTAGATGAGTTTTTAAAATCAGGAAAAGATGAATTTAAAGCATTGAATCTTAAGTTAAAAGAGATAGTTGATTCGTTGGATGATAAATACCCACAGGGTAGAATCAATTTAAAGGATGGTACTATCCAATACCAACCAGGTGCACCAACAAGAAAACAATTAGCAGAACAGCAATCTCAACAACCTAACGTATAGGTATGAAATTTGTAAAAGAATAATCTTTCATATTTATATAGTAACAAAACTATATGATGGGATTAGCAAAATTTTTGGTTGAAACAATATTGGGAGAAGCGGCTGAGATGGACAAAGTAGTTGTTGTCTATTCCGGTCGCTTTCAACCATTTCATAAAGGTCATTACGCAACGTATGACCATTTGGTTAAGAAGTTTGGAAAGGATAGTGTTTATATAGGAACTTCTGATGTAACCGATAATAAAAAATCACCATTTGGGTTTAAGGAAAAGAAAGCAATAATGATGAAGATGTTTGGCATCTCATCAAATAAAATTGTACAAATTAAAAACCCATACGCTCCACAAGAAATACTTAATAAATTTGATTCAGATACAACTGGTTTTATAACTGTTGTAGGTGAAAAGGATTCATCACGTTTAAGTGGTAAATATTTTACCCCATATAAAGGTAAAGTTGAAATAGGATATCTTGATAAGGGGTATGTATATGCTGCACCTGCACAACCAAACGCTATTAGTGGTACTGATGTTCGTTATTGGTTAAGTGCCGGTAACGAAGAAGAAAGAAAAAAGAATTTTACAAAAGCATATCCAAAGTTTGATGACCAAATATTCAAAATGATAACTCTTAAGTTGAAAAAACTTAAAGAATGTATTAATGAAGAAATAAAATTAAATGTGAATGTTGGGGATACTTTATTAATGGGTAAATTCAAAAACAAAAAAGTAATTGTAAAATCTATTGGTAAGGATGAATGGGGAATGCCAACAATCAATGGTAAAAAAGCAGTAACATTCCGAATTCCAAAAAAAGAACAACTTAAAGAAGCTGCATCTACCGGTGGGTTTACTGGGCAAGATGAACCTGATACATCATTTGTGGCAGATGGGCAGCCAAGAATATTAAATAAAACTAAACCAGAAAATTGGTATAAGCAAGGTGGATATACTCAAATGGACTCCCCAAAAGCGGATGCTATGCGAGGTAAAGGTAAATCAAAAGATACCGAAACTCAATTCAGAAAAGCATACTATAAAATCAATAATGTAGTACAAAGTACACTAAATCCGGCCGATGACCCATTTAAGGTTGAGGATTGGCAAGATGCATATAGAGAAAATCCTGATGAAAAACCTAAAAGATTTTGGGAATTGCCTGATAATCAAAAAGATACTATAATTTCAAAAGAAGATATAAATGAAATTATGGATGAAATGGAAACTCAAATGATAGGTGAAATGGGATTGGGTGGCGGAGCCGGTGTAGGATTATCTTTACCGGGCGGATATATTAATGGAGCACCAGACCCAAAAGATGCTAAGAAATTAAAATCTAAATTAGATGGCGATGGTAGTGAAGAATATGAACCAATCGATGAAAAGGTAGTAGATGATATTATAATTTGTGATAATTGTAATTGGCAATGGGAAATAAAAGATGGTGGGGATGCTATGTATTTGTGTCATAAATGTGGACATGATAATCACCCAAAGTTAGCCGAAGGATTGAAAGATTTAGAGAAAGAACTTGTATCATTATATAATAAGGCTTTTAAGATGATGCCAATGTCTCCGGCACAAATGAAAGTTAGAGCAGAGATTGATAAAGTTAAAAATCAAATTGATAAGTTAAAAAAGAAAAATGTAACCGAAGCAACTTCATCTGAAATTCTAAAAGATTTGGATAAAGTGAAATCTGATTTACTTAAAAAAGCAGATGTATTAATTGCAAAAAAGAAAAAACTTTACTCTAATGTTGATATAGAATCTCCAATGAGTGCAGATGAAAAAAAATTAAATAAAGATATTGCAGATATATTTTCACAAATAAACACTTTAGTGTTACAAAAAAGAGATATTAATCGTAAATCAGTAAACGAATCAATATTATTAGAAGGTGGAGCTTACGGACACATGGCACATCCATTTGATATTGAGATGAATCTTACTTTTGGTGACCTTAAAACAATTGTAACAAAGGCTCTTAATGGTGATTTAGAATTAGCTAGAGAAAAGACTGATGGACAGGCATTAGCAGTTAGTTGGGTAAATGGTAGATTGGTTGCTGCTCGTAATAAATCACACCTAAAGAACAAAGGTGAGGGTGCGATGACAATAGGACAAGTAGCTGCTAAGTTTGCTGGTAGAGGTGGATTAACCGATGCGTACAACTTCGCTATGCAAGATTTATCTAAAGCAATTGCAGCACTATCAGAACCTCAACGTAAGAAGATATTTAAGGATGGTAGTTCGTTTATGAACTTAGAAGTAATATATCCAACCTCTGTAAACGTAATCCCTTATAATCAACCCCTGTTAGTATTTCATGGTACGTTTGATTATGATATCGATGGTACTATTGTAGGTGAGAATCAACAAGCTGCATCTATATTAGGTGGAATGATTAAGCAAGTAAATGCACATGTTCAATCTAAGTACACAATACAAGGACCACCAATGAATAAGTTACCTAAATCAGAAGACCTTTCTAAATTAAAAGGAAAGTATATTTCAATGATTGGAAAGCTTCAATCGGAATTTGGATTATCTGATAATGATGGTGTGGCTAATTATCATCAAGCATGGTGGACTCAATTTGTAGAAAAGGGTGGAAAGAAATTAGATGCACAAGAAAAAATAGGATTAGTTAAGAGATGGGCTTTTAACGATAAGGCATTTCGTATCAATACAATACAAGACCCAAAGCTAAAAGCATGGGCTGAACAAATAGATAAACAAGACCAACAAAAGATATCAAAACAAAATTTAATGAGATTTGAGGAGATATTCTTAGGAGTAGGTGCTGATGTATTATCCTTTATGAGTTCGGTACTTACAGCAAATCCTGATAGTGCTAAAAGACAAATGGTAGCACGTTTGGAATCTACTATCCAACAAGTAAAAGCAAGTGGTGACCCTAAGAAGATTGAAAAACTTAAATTAGAACTACAACGCTTAAACGCATTGGGTGGATTTGATAAGATTGTACCAAACGAAGGTATTGTATTTGTTTATAATGGTAACACATATAAACTAACAGGTGCATTCGCCCCACTAAATCAAATTTTAGGTATTTTCTTCGATAGTTAATCGTTTTCTTAATTTTGATATACTTATATATACAAATATATTGTATATACTATGGCAAAGGAATTTAATAAAAAGTTTATGCATCCAACACGTAGAAAGTTGGTGGATATGGTATTGACTGGGGGTGATTATCAAAAAGAAGCATTTGTATCATTTGCTGGTGCTGATAAAGAAATAATAAAACGTAAGGTTGGTGAAAAATGGACAGATGATGATGGTAGATCTTGGGAACAAACCGAAGGTGGTAGAATAGAATTTTCGGAGTTGGGTGATATTATGGCCGAAACAAGAGCTTATTTAGATAAGTTAAATAGCTGTAAATCCGATAATTGCAAAACAATTAAAATAGGTAGAGTTGATAAAAAGCTCATATCTAAAACTGGATATTGTTTACATTGTCTTACTATAAAAGAGGCTCAAATAAAATACGATGGATTGTGGGAAGCCTATGAAGATTATAAGATATATAATAATATGATTTCCTATGGTAAAGATGTAGTTTCTCAATTTCAACAAGCGTACAACGATGCTAAACAAACATACGAAGTAGTTCAAGAAGATGGTACAATTGAAAAATGGAGTATGGAAAGAGATGTAACCGAATTGAAAGCAGAAATTTTAACTGATATAACTCGCTTTGAAGAAGAAATACAACAGGCAAAAAAACTAAGAAACGAAGCTTGGGATAAGTTAAAAGATAAAGATTACGATTTAGTAAAACCTCCTATTGATTAATATGAGTACTGGAATTACACAAAAGAAATCTTTAAAGGAGATTATAGCTGATGAATACAAAAAGTGTGCGGTAGACCCGATTCACTTTATGAAAAAATATTGTATGATTCAACATCCGGTGAGAGGTAAAATACCTTTTCATCTTTTTCCATTTCAGGAAAAAACTTTAACTGAATTTGCTGGCAATCGTTTTAATATAGTATTAAAATCACGTCAAACTGGTATCTCAACCCTATCAGCTGGATACGCACTTTGGAGAATGTTATTCAATTCGGACTTTAACGTATTGGTTATTGCAACTAAACAAGATGTAGCAAAGAACTTAGTAACTAAAGTAAGAGTAATGCATGAATTACTTCCTTCTTGGTTAAAAGGTGGTTCTTTGGAAGATAATAAACTTTCACTTAAATTACAAAATGGTTCTCAAATTAAAGCTATTGCATCATCTCCTGATGCTGGACGTTCTGAAGCATTATCACTTCTAATATTTGATGAGGCCGCCTTCATTGGTGATATTGATGAAATTTGGACATCTGCACAATCAACACTTTCAACGGGTGGTAGCTGTATAGCCCTTTCTACTCCAAATGGAGTGGGTAACTGGTTTCACAAAACTTGGTTATCGGCTGAAGAAAGTACCAATCCATTTAATACAATCAGATTACATTGGACTGTACACCCAGAAAGAGGTGAGGAATGGAGAGCTGAACAAGAGAAATTATTAGGAGCAAAGAAAGCAGCACAAGAATGTGATTGTGACTTCGTATCTTCTGGTGATACTGTAATAGACCCAGAATTATTAATGTTCTATAAAGAATCATATTGTCAAGACCCATTAGAAAAGACTGGATTTGATGGTAACCTTTGGAGATGGGAATACCCAGCACCAGGTGGTTCTTATATGGTAATTGCCGATGTGGCTAGAGGAGATGGTTCGGATTATTCAGCAGCACATGTTATGGAAATCAATACTTGTACACAAGTAGCAGAATATAAAGGAAAGGTTGATACAAAAGACTTTGGAAATTTCTTAGTTGAATTATCTACACAATATAATGATGCATTGCTTGTAATAGAGAACGCAAACATTGGTTGGGCAGCTATTCAACAAGTAATAGATAGACAGTACAAAAACTTATTCTATATGAGTAAGGATTTAAAATATGTAGATGTTGAAAATCAAATGAGAAATAAATATCGGGCAGATGAAAGGCAAATGGTAGCTGGATTCTCTACAACTTCTAAGACTAGACCATTAATTGTATCTAAGTTGGATGAATACTTTAGAGAAAAATCAGTTACAGTTCGTTCTAATCGTTTGATAGATGAATTGTTTACATTTATATTTATGAATGGTAGAGCTGAAGCTATGAAGGGTTATAACGATGACTTGGTAATGGCGTTTTGTATTGGATTGTGGGTTAGGGATACTGCACTTCGTTTGAGACAAGAAGGTATCGACCTTACAAAAAGAGCAATAGGTGGTATTTCATCAAACATGCAACATGATGGGGTGTATGGTGGTAGTAGTATGGACGATAATCCTTGGAAAATGAAAATAGGTGATGAATATGAAGATTTATCTCAATGGTTATAAAATAGTAGTGTTTTGATAAAAAACAATATTTATGGTATATGCCAAAATAAAAAAAGGAACTTAAATGATTAAATTACAAAATATTCTAAAAGAAGATGAGTATGTAGACCAAGCCTATAAAGCTGGTGATACTCCAATCGATAATCCAATTGATGATTACGATGAATTGGATGTTGAGCAAGAAGATATGGATGATTTTATAGCATATCTTAAATCTTACTCAAACGAACTAACAGAAGCTAATTGCCCTTGTGTATTTGAAGCAGAATATCAAGGTAGAGAAGTGAAGTTGGGTAAACCAATGCAGGGTGATGTTAAGAAGTTTAAGGTATATGTAAAGAATCCTAAGACTGGTAAAATCATTAAAGTAAACTTCGGACAAAAAGGAATGAAAATTAGAAAATCAAATCCTGCTGCTAGAAAATCATTTAGAGCAAGAATGAATTGTGATAATCCTGGTCCAAGAACAAAGGCAAACTATTGGAGTTGCCGCAAATGGTAAAATAAATTATGGCAGAAGAACAACAAACAGACGATAGAAGTTTCTTTGGTAGACTTAAAAAATTATTTTCAACCAATGCAATTGTAACGGTTGATAAAGATGGTAAGAGAAAAGTTGTAGATACTGAAGACCGTCAATACAATACAAACTTTGTAAACCTTAGAGATAGGTACACTAAATTACAAAGGTCTTATTATGAAACTAGTCAAGGTGCGCAATCAATGGCATATCATCAAGTTCGTAGAGAACTTTTTAGAGATTATGATGCTATGGATAGTGACCCAATAATATCATCGGCATTAGATATATATGCGGATGAGAGTACAACTAAGAACGAATATGGTGATGTACTTCAAATTAAATCCACAAATGAGAACGTAAGAGAATTACTTCATAATTTATTCTATGATATAATGAACATAGAATTTAATTTATGGCCTTGGGTTAGAAACTTAGTAAAATATGGAGATGCTTTTTTAGCATTAGAAATTGCAGAAGGTAAAGGTATTATTAATTGTATGCCACACTCAATTTACAATGTTGAGAGATTGGAAGGTACTGACCCTAACAACCAAAACTACGTTAAGTATAAGGTAGAGTTGGACCGTTTTGGTAAAAAGGAGTATGAGCAATATGAAATGGCTCACTTCCGTATGTTATCAGATACAAACTTTCTACCTTATGGTAAATCAATGGTAGAGGGTGCACGAAGAATTTGGAAACAATTATCACTTATGGAAGATGCGATGTTAATCCATCGTATTATGAGAGCACCTGAAAAAAGAATATTCAAAATTGATATTGGTAATATTCCACCGGTGGAAGTTGATAACTATATGCAAAAAATTATTAACAAAATGAAGAAAACTCCATTTGTTAATAAAGAAACTGGTGATTACAACTTAAAATACAACATTCAAAACCTTACTGAAGATTTCTTCTTACCTGTGCGTGGTAGTGATAGTGGTACAAATATTGAAAACCTACAAGGTTTAGAATATGCGGCTATTGAAGATATTGAATATCTAAGAGGTAAATTATTTGCAGCATTAAGAGTACCAAAGGCTTACTTATCGTATGATGAGAACGTAAATGGTAAAGCAACTCTAGCAGCAGAAGATGTTCGTTTCGCAAGAACTATTGAAAGAATACAAAGAACAGTTGTTAGTGAATTAACTAAAATAGCAATTGTACACTTAGCATCTCAAGGTATCGAAGATTCTGAAATGACAAACTTTGAATTAACTCTTACTAACGCTTCTACAATCTATGAGCAAGAAAAGGTTAATTTATGGAGTGAGAAGGTAAGATTAGCATCTGATGCAAAAGCACTTAATATGTTATCATCCGATTGGTCATACCATAATATATTTGGATTATCACAGGATGAAGTTGATATTGAAAGAGCAAAAGTAATCTTAGACCTTAAGGATAGATTCAGACACACTTCAATTGAACAACAAGGACAAGACCCGGCAAATCCACCACAACAACAAAATGTGGAGGAGGAAATTGGTAAACTTAAAACCGAAATTGAATTAAATAGAGGAGTTGGAAGACCAAAAGAAGGAAACACTTATGGTAAAGATAAGCATCCGTATGGTAGAGACCCATTGGGAGATGCTGAAAATCATAAAGAGAGAAAGAGAGATGATAGACACTTAAATGCAAACGCAAAAAAGCTTGCAAGAGAATATATAAACGGAATTTCATCAAAAAAGAAGGTTTTAAACGAAAAATCTGATATGTTAGATGAAAAAAACCTATTAGATGACACTAAAATTTAATAAAGAAAAATTTGTTTATATTTATATGTGTTAGTTTATAGGGTAGATTAAATATAGGGTAATTAAATGAAAAAAATTAAACATTCCAAGTTTAAGAACACTGGAGTGTTATTTGAGCTTTTAGTAAGGCAAATAACATTGGAAGTTCTTAATGGCGATAAGAAAGAAACCGCTAAAACAATCGTAAGAGAGTTCTTTGCTCCTAATACAGAGTTAAATAAAGAGTTACGTCTTTATGATATATTATTAAAGGAGAAGTATAGTTCCGAAACAAAAGCGGATAGATTGGTAGAGACTGTATGTGATGCACATGCTAAATTAAACCAATCGGCATTATCAAAAGAGAAATTTAATCTTATTAAAGAAGTTTCAGCTAAGTTTGATATAGAACAATTCTTATCATCACCTATTTCTAACTATAAAGTATTAGCTTCTATATATAAAGTATTTGAATCTAAAAGAGAATCAAATTATGATATTAAAGATATTTTTAATTCTAAAATTACTTTAATTGAGAATATTACATCTAAGCCCTCACAAAAACTTCAACCAACTGAAGATAAAAAGTTGATTGAAACCTATAAACAACAAGACAAAGACCTTAGATTACTAACCTACAAAATCTTAGTAGAAACTTTTAATAAAAAATATACAAATTTAGATGATTCTCAAAAGAATTTATTAAAAGAGTATATTAATAATATTACCAATACTACAAAATTCAAAGATTATGTTTCGGTTGAACTTCCAAAGATTGTAGCTGAACTAAAAACAATCAAATCAAAAGTGGAAGATAAAGTTACTACTATTAAACTATCTGAAACCATTTCTGTTTTAGAAAAAATGAAAATGGGTAAAACTGTATCCGATTCTCAAGTTTCATCAATTATGCTTTCTTATGAGCTAATTAAAGAACTTAAATCTAAACTAAAATAATGGAAGCTAGATTAAAAGAGGCTATTAGGAAATACGTTAGAGAGCGTAATATGAAAAAGACATTGGATGAAATGTCTGTAACTGGTGGTGTAGCAGGATATGATACACCAGCTGCATTTTCAAAACCCGGTCAAACCAAAAAGAAAAACAATAGATTAGCTAGTGTAACTGGTGGTACTGTTGTTGATGATTTAGAAGAAGGTATAACAAGTAGTGCTGGTGCACCATTTTCAAAGCCATCTGATGTTGCTGGTAAAAATGCAAAATTAGCTAAAATATCTGGTGGTACAATTGTAGGGGAAGGTGAAAAGGATTGGGCATTGGGTGATGTTGCTGCTAGTAGAGATGAAGCACTACCAATGAAACCAACGGCTGCTAAAAAGAATCCCGGTGCAGAAATTGCAGATGTTAGTGGTATGATTATGGCCGAAAATAGATGGTTAGAACTTAAAAGAGAAGATTCTTCACCAAAAGCAAAAGTTGGTAGAGGTGTTTCTAATATACAAAGACAACTTTCTGAAATAGAAAAATTTGTTAATTGGTATTCTAAAATTAAGACAGAAAATGGACTTAAGAAAGAAGATTACTGGAAAAGAACAAACGCATCGTTATAT